GGCAATAACATCAGCTTCGGCATACTCAATCACCGTAGCCAACTCCATGCTCTCAAAGCCTGTGCCTGCCTTGAATAGATCATCTACAAGGTCAGACTTCTTGCGGGTTACATTCCGCCGCTCCGCCGTATCCTTGAGAGAAAGCTTCTGCCTCTGACCCTTAGCAAGGATGTACTCACCTATCATCGTGCAGTAGACGCTGCCTTTAATAATAAAGCCCATCTCCAGAAGCCACTGCACGTCAAACTTAGCATTGTGGCATACGACGATATCCGCTTGGCTTAGGGCTTCCTGCAGAAGCGCTGGGCTGTCGGGCTGATCTTTTTCATCATGGTAGAATACAAGATGCGTAACAGGATCTGCATTCATAGCAAAATGAGCAGACACGCATTTGTTATCAGGGTTAAAAGGTGAGTTATCTATCTTGCCATCGAAGCGCTGTACGGTTGTCTCAAGGTCAAGAAAAAGAATGTTAAGGCGGACGAGTGTGGTTGTGCTTAACAGACTATTCAACATAGCGGCTCACTTCTGGCTCAATGTTGCAGATGATGCAGCCACGGTAGCCCGACAGCTTGTTCTTACTTATGTTTATGAAACGGGTGTTATCAGGGGCATCATCATCCGTGTTAGAACTGTACTTAGACAGGCCAAATATCACATCAGCTTCCGCCGCCTTGCCCGTCTTGGATCCTTCCAGCATTGAGAAGTCGATGCGGGTTTTGCCCTCTGCATCAGCCGAGGCTTGGCTTACAGTAAGCAGGGCTGCATTGTGACGCTTACTAAGCTCCCTGATGGATCGGAATAGCTCTCTGATGCGCTCATGGCTGGCGTTGTAACTACCAGCTATGTTGATCTTATCACCTTGGTCTAAGATGATTACATCTGGCTTGTTAAGCTCACAGTAACTGTCCACACGATCAAGATCCCATTCCTGAATGTCCTTCATAATCAGACGATCTTTAATGCTCATGTATTTGCTCATGGCTAGATCAGGATTGGCGGCTATCTCCTCTCGATTCATGCCACTGCAGGCTTGGATAGCCCTAAGCTTTGTGCGTGTGGTCTTCTCTTCATTACCGAGGTAAAGCACCTTCGCTCCTTGCTGGCAGAAGCCGTTAGGCCCAGCGCAGATAGAGATAACGAAAGCGGTCTTACCCACCTCTGGACGTGCAAACACAATCCCAAACTCAGATGGGCCTATGCCATAGATGTGGCGGGACAAGGTGCTGATGTTAAACTTCCAACGATTTTCGTCTGAGGTTTCAGCTAGAAGCTCATATATATCATCTGTCGTAGCCTCACCAAAATCGTCAGGCATGTAGCCATCAGCTACTCTTTCTAGCAGAGACTTGAGGCGGGTCATAGCAGACATGTCACCCATAGACATATCAATGCCTAGGTTACTGACCTCTAGCCCTGTCTCCTTTCGCCATAGGCTACCGATAACGTCGGTGGCTACATCTTCGCTCAAAGGCGCTGAAGCCTTCATCAGGTCTATCTGATCACGGAAGTCATGCACCTCTGCGGTGGTGGCTACAGGATGCTCCGTGACCCATAAGCTGTACAGGTCATCAGGTGTAATATCGTGGTTGTATTTAGTGTGTGCTGCTTTCAGTAAGTCAAAGATCTCAACTGTATCTTCTGAGAATATACTGCGCTTCAGCCTGCTCTGATTGGCGGTATAAGTTCCACTGCAAAGCAGAGTGGTAAGTAATGGAAGTTCCATTATACTGCTCCCTTTTTGATTATAGTTAGGTGGCGGAGCATAACACCTTGTTTGAATAAAAAAAGCCCCAATCTTTCGATCAGGGCTAATTTCTTTAATTGTTGTTAGTTATCAGTTAGTTCTGAACTTCATCTTGGTTATGTCAGGTGGCACGTCTCCACGCCGTTCCTTCATATCTACCTGATGAAAGACAACACGCTTGTTGCCTTTTACAATGTCTTGGATCGCCTGTTCTAACTTGGCCTGTTCCTCGGCGGCTTCCTTGAATCCACCTTCAATGTCATAATCTATGACTACAATTCCACGAGCTTTCATTTTGCCATTCCTTTTGCTTTTACGTCTGTATTGGCGGCTTAGACGAATAGTTGTTTACGCAGCCGATTGCCTGCGCCTTTATGTTAGAATTTCTATATGTTCAAGTGGTCGGCGGTGCTGTTGGCGGGAATTTCCACTTTAAATATCTACAAGCTGTTTTGAATATCGATGTACTCAAAATACTGCTTTGTATACGCATGGCTTTTCTGTAATGGGCACCGTACTGTTTAAGAAGATAATAACCCGCAAAACTGTGTTCAATAATATCTCGAAACGTAGTTCTAGGATCTTCAAAATAGCACCAAAAGCCATTTACTCCAGAATACATTTAATAGCCCCCTCTGCTAAGTGCTTCAGATCTTTCTTAGTAAAACGCACTCTCGTAACACAAGAATGCCGCTTATTTAGGCATATTGCTTTAGCCCTGGCATCGTTGTCAAGCACTAATGTTTTTTCTGTGTACTTGTTAAGTGTCATAATGATGCCCCTAGTAATGTTAGTACCGAGCAGGGCTACTCCAACTAAACCCTCTATTCGTGACACTGAACAGGCGCTGGGCGCATCTTCTACTAACACCGCATGATCACCTGTTCCGACGTGTATTCCGCCAGTTAGATCGCCATAGTTCCACCACTTATACTTAGAGCGGCCTAGGGATCGCCCTACAGCGCCTGTAGCATCTGAGGTATAAAAGAGTACCCTATCTTCAGAAGGCGCATAGCGGACTCTTATATCGCCTCTGAGGTAAGCCTCTAAGCTATTAACACTCTCTAAGTATTCCATAGCAGGGCTATGATTGTCTGGGGCTGTAGTGATTTTTGGTATCAGGTTTATTCTATAATTTTTTTTCTGGGTAGCATTGCCAGATAGATATGCCTTCACTGCGGCTTCATTTCGCCTCCCTGTGAAAGATCCTCTGGCATTGCAGGATGCTCTAAAGCAGTTCCATACCAGCTTACCGTCGTATCGATCTATGGTGAATTTAGATCTGCCCCCACAAAAGGGACAGTCCATAGTTTTTTTATCGCCTTCCGCTATACGGATAGACTTAACTACATCTATCTGTTCACGGTAGCTGGGCATTACAAATCTTCTCCACACTTGCTGCAGCACTTAATAGTCTTGAAAGACCTCTGTTCTGTTTGATCTGAGAAAAAGACGGGAAATGTTTTATCGACATAAGTAAATACTAAAAGGAAAGCGAGGTAATCCCTCAGTACAAGGTCGCTGCATACATCACATAAAAATGCTTTGGGGGTGATATAACCCTCTGCATATTCTAATTTACAATCTTCTAATAATTTATTGTTCACTGACTGCTCCCTACTGTTAGGTGTTATCCTAACCCTAGCGGGTCAGCCGCAGGCTATACACTTTTTATATATAGTCAATGATAAAATACCGCCACTTAGTTATGGGCCTAGTAACTTATTATCATGTGCTTGCTGCAGTTAACATACTGTTTATAATAGGTTTTTGTATGCACAGGCTCATAACCTGAAGGTCGTAGGTTCAAATCCTACTCCCGCAACCAAGTGCCTTATTATAAACGGTAATATTTGCTAAAGTTAAGTTTAGTTTATTCAAGTTTATTATTATCAGTATCAACTGACGTTTCTTTATTTTTTTCTGCTCTTTCTTTTGCCCGATTCCTTTCCTCATCATTGAAGTTACGAATGTCAGCATAGACTTCATCATAATGATCACGCAAGTGTTTTCCGATTTTTGCTCGCTCTTCCTTTTCAAGGGTGCGATAAAGAGGTGGCGTTGTTGCTTCTATCCCGTTGCGTAAAAGCTGAACAAAACCATAGTTAAATATCTCAGCAAAAGTTTCTGGGCTACACTCTACCTGCAGAGTAGCAGAGCCATCCTCATGCTCCTCAATTTCTACTACCTTTATGTCGTTATTCATTGGCTAAACCTAAGCAGGGAAGCAGGATGGTCTGCTTGCAATATCGGGGGAACTCTTCGTAGGTCATTGCCACCAGTACAGGCAATCCTGCGATTATAAATGCTACTATAGCAGAGGCCTTGATCGCCCCTTTTATGTTACCTGTCATTGTTTCCACTTTATGTTGTTGAGGACGATGGGGAATGCGGGTGCGAGGGCCTTTTTAATCTCACGGGCAAGCAGTACATGCTCCCCTTGGGTGACGCCCTCATCATCCCTGACTTCTAAGTAGTGCAGCCATGAGCGCAGTGTGCCGTTCACATACAGTGTGGACATCGTGAGGCCTTCGGGCAGCAGGGCACGGGATGTCTCTTTGGCTACATCAAAGCCCCTAAGCTCTTTGTATGCCTGTTGAGCGTTGGCTTTGATTCTGTACATCCAGTTCTGTGTGTACTTAGACACCTTATCAGAAAGGTCATCTATGCTGTTCTGACGGTTCTTATCGTCCTGCCTTCTAAACTCACGATCAGTAAACTCTATCTCATCTGAATACCGCTGACTGAACTCCTGAAAGCTAAAGCTTCGGTGGCGGAGTAACTGGCGGGTGATGTCACGAGGGGCCTTAACCTCTATTATCGCATTAGCCATCTCAAACACTGACCAGTGTTTGTTACGCATACAATAGCGCAATAAGCCCGCCGCCGTACTATGGTTAGCTTGGTTGGACGGGTTGGATACTCTGGCTGAGTAGGAGATCAGATCTTCAGAAGTTTTTGCATCGATATTAAAGGGCATAGTTTTACCCACCAGCTTTGCTGTTACTTTCATTCTTCTTCTTTCTGACAATTTTAAGGGCGCATTCTTCACATAGCCATTGTTGTAACCACAGGCAGAATGGGGGACGATGGTTACAGGCTTCGCATTTCATATTGTTTGTCCTGTAACATCAGAGACAGATATATATTCAGAGCTAGGGCCAAGGAGATCTCTTTGGCTCATATCCCGCAGTATTTCAGGATCTTTCTCTGCCTTAGCTGCGTATGCCTGCGCCTCTTCGGCACTATCTCTAACTGCAAGTACATAATGCATGTACGTTATTGCGTACTGTTTATTCAAAACGGGGGTTCTCCATTGGCATCAAGCTCTACACGGCGGAACTCTATGCTCCGCAGGCTGTTAAGCTTGGGGTCTTGCGCTAGGACAAACTCTTCAGGCAGTCGGCGCAGCACACCGATAAACTCTAGGTGTAGCTCAAGGCTTACGGGTAATGGGGCTTCCATCTGTTTTCCTCAATTCTGTTCTCATGTCTTTGAAGAAGTCGATAAAGCGCTCCACAAGCATTGTGGCCTGTGGGGGGCTAATATCTAAAGAGCGGGTTATCTCCGCTTCTAATTCTCTCCTGCTCTCACTCACGTTTGATGCCATCAGCCAAACCTCTTGTTCTGGGCGGTTTCTGCCAGACGTTTGGTCTTCTTCACGTAGATATTGAGCATCTGGCGGCTTTTATGGCCTGTGACAGAGGCAATCTGATCCTCAGTGGCATCTGCCTCACCTAATTCAGTTGCACCGCTGTGGCGCAGGCATTTGATGGTCAGTTTAGAGGGCAGCATGGCTCTCTGACGGATCTCAACAGCCTTTTTGTTATACATACGGTTGTCGTAGGGCCTGCCAGTAGCCTCATAGCGCACTATGCAGTCATCAGGGCCACCAGAGTTGCGTTTGGACATCAAACGGCCTATCAGGCGAGGGCTACCATCCAGTTCTATCTTGGTTCCTGTCTTCTCCTGATAAAACTCAAAGCTATCACCATCCAAAGCATCCCAAGTAAGCTGTCTCATATCACCAGGACGCTGACATAGATCGTAACAAAGCAGGGCCAGTGTACCCATGCTCCAGAGGCCCATCTCATCAGCGGTTTCGATGAACCGCATGACCTGAGATTCACGCCAAATGATGTCAGAGACTGCCTCAGAGCCTAGCTCAAGGCTGCGCCAAGGGTTGCCACGCACCTTGGACATCTTTTCGGCAACATTCCAAACCCGCTTCAGCACCTTAACAGTGTGTCTGGCTCGGTGGACTGACACGTCAACCTTTAGCTGCTCATATAGATGTTCTACATCCATGTTACTTATCTCTGCAGCCTGCATGGAGCTAAAGGACAGGCGGTGCTTGCCTATCCGACGCCATAGAACGCCAGCAAATAGCTGCTCATAGGTGCGGTGGGAGTTAGGTTTTAGGTCAGACCATGCTTTGGTGGTCTTGTACCACTCTATGATGCCTGCCACAGAGGCTGAGTCGATCTGAGTGGTGGTTTTACTCGCACGACAAGCCTCATATAACCTCTCT